AACTCTTTTTCCAGAAGAATCACCTTGTGTTACTTGACCATTAGATACATATTGTTGTAAAGTTTCAATATCTGTACCTGAATATATAGTATCATAGGAAGTTATTAAAAGTTCTGTTATTCTATCAACTACTTGTTCACTTGATAAACTTGATGCCATAACCTTATCTCACTACTTTAAATTCAAAATCATCATCTATTATATGTTCTTGCCCATCACCATATTTTAATTTAAGTAATATTTTATATATCCTATCTGGTTGAAATCCATTCAACCATTGTATAAAATAATTTGAAGTTGAATCACAACTCATTGATGTATATGCACTAAATGGAACTATTGTTTCTCCTGTAGCTAGATCAAGTATTGAATAACTACCACTACCTTCTGCTATAAACGAACCAGTTACAGTCTGAACTGATGTTGAAAATGATTTTTGAATATAACGCTTTCTAGCTCCAAATCTAAATTTAACTTTTTCATCTTCCTTATAAGAATATTTAAAATGTTTTGGATAGATATAATTATCTACCAACCCACTCATAGACAATGGAAGTAAACTACCAGTATTTGAACCACTACAAGGAGAATGATCATCCCATTTAACTTCTAATTTTGGTGAATATATTGTATTTGTATTTCTTGAAAAGAATTTTAATTGTCCAAATGTTTCTGTATCAGTTTCTTGACTACCACTAAATCTAACCAACATTCCATAATTTCCATATTGTCCACCTAACCAACCATTTACCATATCAGTAATTTCTACATTCACATCAGGTGATTGTTCATTAAATGTCTGAACAGAATGACTTACAGTTGTGATTGTTCCACCAGCAGAAGCCCAAGATGTGGCAGAACCTCCTCTTGGATACCTTCTATTTTCCCAACTACATCCATTTACATTTTTCGGATTATCTCCAAACTTACCCGTACCTTCTACCCAAGCCTCACTTAGTGGTTGAACGGCTAACTTGTAGTTAGTAGTTAGTTCTGCATTACCTTCGGCTTCATATAATCTTAAATAATATTTAGCATCAGATGTTATCGTACCATCAGCTACCGATTTAGACAATTCGGTAAACTCATCTCCACTAAATTGAACCAACACTCTTGTTGGATAATCAAAAGATAAATTCCAAAATTCTTTTTTTAATTCAAGAATTTCATCTTTTCCAAAATTTTGATCTCTATATGATGTTCCATCAATGTGACTTGAACCACTTGATATCCATACTGTTTTTGTTGGGTAAATAAAATGATGCATTATCTAATTCTCCCTATTACATTTTGACCTGAATTTTTTAACTCAAAAACTGCAGGTTGAACTGATGGATATATAACTCCATCAGCTGATGTGTCTCCATTATAAAATTGATTAAAATTATAAAAATACCCATAACCTTGTGTACCAGTGTTAGAAGTTGTCCAAGAAGGTGTAGTTGGATCAAAATCTGAATCTCCTGAAACATCATAACTTAAATAATAAAGTGGATTTGCAAATCTAACTTCACCATCTGTTGTCCTATATTGAGTTAATTCAACAAAATTAATACTTCTAACACCATCAATATTCATCAACTCATATTCAATATCTGTAGTATGGATTGGTTGACTAAATTGCATTTTATCAACTCTAAAATAATTTCTTATAGTTTGTATACATTTTAATTTAACTTCGCTTTTGTTAGCTGTTTTATGAGCTATAACATCAAATACTACTCCAAAATTAATAATTTTTCCTGGATAAATAACTACCTCATCACTAATAATTCTATATTGACTCAAATAATTTTTTAGATTTTGAACAAGTAAAGATGGTAATGGTTCTGGATCTCCAACAAGATTTTTATTCCCATCATAACTTAATATGTGAATATTAATTGGTGATGTTATTCTAGCTTCAGTACCTTCTACAAGATTAGTACTATAACCTGTATCTGTACCACCGGTTACAATATTATATAAATCTGTAAGTGCAGTAGTATTTATATTACCATCTTCATCAACAAGTTGATATGAACTATTTTGTTGTTGAATTTCAAATAACGCCGTATCTAATGCACTCTGATCTACTACCTCTCCAGTATCAGATGTTCTATATATGTTTTCTGATCCTCTCTCAACATAAACTTTAGATAGTTTTCCATATTGAGCTGACATTGCCATTACACGAGATTCATAATCCTCTTTTGTAACTATTCTATTTTGAGTAGTAAAATGTGCCATAGCTCTTTGTCTTATTTCTTCAATTGTTTCTGATGATGCTCCACCACGAGCTGGCATATTATTAGTCACACTCAAAGTGCTAGTACCTGGTAAAGATATGTCAGAAGTATAAGAACTAATAGTTGATAACTCCTTAGTTGAAACATTGGCACTCATTCCACCACCAACACGATATGTAACTGTCAAAGTTACTTGTGATGGAGATTCGCCGAGTGTAGAAAAATCATCACCTAACAATGTATCATAAGAATCAACTAAATCTTGTGGATTACCAGGTACTTGTATACCAACCTGTTGTAGTTGTAAAATTGTACTTGTCAATTTTTGTCCACTTCTTAATAATCCATTTCCAAATATTAAAGATGTAGTATTATCATCATTTGTTTCAGTTATAAATCTCTTATTTGTTTTTATATATTCTAAAGAATATGGAACTGGAATAGAAGTTATTGAATCATCAGCCATTGTATATGCGTTGGTTCTATCTGTTTCCCTATAATGTTTTATAATTGGAATCTTTTCTTGTGCTAGATAATCAACCTCATACCATTTATTTCCATTTGAATCTTCAACTTTTAATATTTCAACAACATTTGTATCTGGCAAATTAAGTTCTAAAAATTTTTGTGGACTTCCAACATCAAAAGTATATGTCTTTGTTTCACCACTTACGGCCTTTACAGTTCTTTTTAAAGTCCATTCATCTATAAGACCAGATGAATTATTAATATTAGAAGGATCATCTGTATCAGTTAAATACGCTGAACCTGATGTTTTAAAATCAACATAATCCAATGTTTCAAAAACTAAATCTGAATCTGTGGTAGATATTATTTGAGCTCCTGGTTCTATAACCAATCCATTTGAATAGGTTGGTTTTATATTAGTTAAATCTGTAGTATCTGATGCAACGGTTTGACTGAATGTTAATTCAACAAACGAAGGGTAAATCGGTTTTACTTTATACCCAACCATTTTAGCTAAATTGACTATATTTCTTCTTTCTTCTGCTAATGGTAACAACATTTCTCTATATTGTTGGTCAATATAAAAAGAGAGAACATCACCTACATATGCTCCCATTTCAATTAACATCATACCAGGAGATGTTTCATTAAAATCTTTATATGTATTTGGAAAGTAGGTTTTAGCATAATTTATTAATGACGCTTTAAAACTATTAAAATCTTTATTTAAATAATTTGTATTACTTACTTTATATTCTTTTTCACTATAAGGCATTAAAATTCTCCTATTTCTCTATCGATACTTGTACTGATTCAAATGTATTTGGGTCTTTTTTTATATTAAATGAAATAAAAATTTTAAAACCATTTTCACCAACTTGTTCACCTTCTCTGATATTTAATTCTTTTATTTCAACAAAAGGCATCCAAAAAGATAAAGATGAAAGTATTTCATTATGTAATTGTACTTCTATATCTTCAGTTATTGGTTGAAACAAATATTTTCTAATACCAATTCCTAAATTTGGTTGCATTAATCTCTCACCCCGTTCAGTCATCAAAAATAATTTAATATTTTCTTTAACTGCTTTTATTGTTGAAGATGTAGATGCAAACCAACCATCATCACCATTCGATTTACGAAATGGTAAATCTATACCCATAAAGACATTTTCTTCTCTATCGTTTATAAATGGTTTTTTACTTGAATCTATGAATGCCATTTTAATTCTCCACTATGTTTTCTTCAAGAAGTTTAATTTCTGTCAACTCTTCTGCCGTTTCCGCTGCATCTATAGGATTTTGTCCTATATACGCATATCCTTTGGATGTTGTCACACCACCACTATCTCCACCTTGTTTTTTTAAATCAAGTGGTTTCATTTCAACTGCGTTTTTTGTACCAACCATATCTCCAGGTTGTATTGTTTGACCAACACCAGTATTTGGATCAACTTGTACACTAATACCTGGTTTAACCTTTAATGTAGATAATACATCAGCATACAATGGTGATGATGTAGATAACTCTTCTATTTCTAAAATAGCTTTTGTTTTAGTTATGTTTAATGGTTGTTTTATTAAAAAATCAGTAAACGCTTTGGATAAATCAACCCCCAATGTCTTTAAATTTTTTTTCTGAGTTTCATCTAAACCCTTTTCTCCATCTGGACCTCCAGAAGCTTTAGCCATGGCTTTATATATATCATCAGCTAATCCCATTATACACCTCGTTTTTGTTTTGTCTTCTCATCAACCTTTTTCATAAGACCTCTATAATCTTTTTTAAGAAAATCTGCAGTTTGTCCAGCAACAGCAATATCATTACTATTATTCATCATATCACCATAAGATTTTCCCAAAATCTCATTCATATTACTTGAATCATAAGTACCACCACCCAGTGTTTTCCATTCATCAGCTGTAGCTGTTTCATTTAATACCTCATTAAGTATTGGATCTTTTGAAAATTTCTTATTTTTAAAAATCTTCTCATTTTTTTGTGTTGGTTGTTTCAATTCAGTTATTACTTCTTGAATTGCTATAGCAACTTCTTCTCTTACTATTTGTCTTATCATTGTTCTTACATTTGTTTTCTTTTTCATATTAACCTCTTATTTTAATTATTTCTCTACTTCATTTGATTCTATATAATGAAATTTACTTAAAAAATTTACATTATTTTCTAACTTACCTTTAAGTGTTTCTATTTTACCTAAAACTCCAGGTTCTGGTGGACCAGAAATTCCTGCCATAACTCCAGTAACTTTAAATGATGATAAAATATCAAGCATGTCTTTTAATACTATCCTCAACTGTTCTCCTAAAACAAGAGGTTCTGGAGTTTCATTATTATCCTTCTTATCTTTAGAATCCTTCCCTAAATAAATATTATTTGATTCAATAATTACATCAGACTTTGTTGATATTGTTAAATTTTGACCTGTTCCTATATGAACATTACCAAATGACGATAAAAAAATATCATCTTTTCTACTATCTAAAGTAATTCTATCTGACTTTAGGAACATTTGAGATCCTTCTATTGGAGCAGGCAC